CCACTCAACCATCTTGCTCCTACGTTTAAGCTCTTTAGCATCGTTGTCTTTAATAGGATCAGTAGATATGAACAGGTCTTTGTTCTCAACCATCGCATTGTAAACTGGCTTGTTTATCTTCCAAGCAGTCTGCTGTAGTTTGTTAAGAGCTTGTACCCAAGGGGCATATGGATCTATCGCATCACCCTCTACTCTACCTTTGATTACTGGTCTGTGAACACCATTGATCTGCTGTATCATACCAGCTATATCTTTGGGTCGTAAAGTGCTGGTAGATGCTAAGGGAAAGCTCCCACCTTTCTCAGGTATCACACCTAACTCGTACCACCTATGGGACGCAGACACCACATGACAGCTGTTACGGGTCTTAGCATAGGACAAGTCGATAAACCCTAGGTTGTATAAGGCTTCTACGAACAGGTCTCCTATGGACACTACAGAGCCCCAGGGAAGGGGCTCTCTATCTAGTTCTTTACCCACACTCTGACCTATTTTACTAGATGCATTAGTAAGTGTGGAGGTACCAGCTGGGCTTGAACTAGTATCTTTAGTGAATTGCATTTGAAGTATGGAGATACTTTTCATAACGTAACTTTCCATACGCTCACTGTAATTTCCAGACAACCTCATCAAGAGCCCAGCAAGATGGGGCCTTCGACGTGCAGGACTTACACCATCTACCCTCTTGACAAGGTAATCAACTATCTCTTGGAGTGCTGACATGTATTCTCCTATGTAGCTATGTAATCAAAACCAACCTCTTTATTTTGAAGTCGGGTAGTCTGTGCATCATATGTTGCAGCACCAGCATCACCAGTCTTACCTGTAAACCTAGACTTAAGAACTCTGAAGTTAACAGTGTTACGTTCGTACTCGTCAGATGCTGTTAGGTTTCTTGAGAATGCAATGATATCAAATGAGATCTGTTTGATAGAACCAGAGCCCTTGATGTCATCGATGGATGCAATGTTACCATCCTCGAATGCCTTACCACCTTGTGCCTTACGAAGATGAGAGATCAAACCTAGCCAGATGTTGTGTCGCTTGACGATTTTGAGGAGGTCGGACATGAACTTGTCGATGGCTTCATTACCCGATAGACCGTCACTTCCTTCTGATACAGCGATTGTGATGTGGTCGAGGACCAGATATTTACAACCCATGAGGGCCATGTATTCGATTTTGTCGATGAGGCTGTCATCTCCGACTGATCCTTGGTGGTCAAGGAGGACGAGTCTTTCATCTCCAAACACTTGTTCAAAGCCTTGTCTAAGTTCGTTTTCATCCGGAGGTGTGTCTTCATTAAGCGACTTTTTGAGTACCATTCCAATGAACTTCTCTGCCGTATCTCCAACGCTTTCTTCCAGACTGATAAGCCCCACGCGATCTTTTGTTTTTGAGAGAAGATCCAAGATAATCTCTTTGATAATAGTAGACTTACCACTGCCAGTTCCAGAAGTGAATAGAGTAATCTCACCATGTCTAATTCCCTTTAGTTTATCGTTTAAACCACTCAAACAAACAGGGTAGGGTACACACTCTACATTCTGTCGTTGAATGAATTGATCCCAGATAGGTTTGCCTGTAACGATACCTGAGGGGTTCCAACTTTGTGCATTCCACACACACTCTAGTAAGGTCTTCCAACCATGCTTAAGTAGTGTGTCATTAGCGTCATTCTCTGGTAGCTTTGCGACTTTAGCTTTACCTGGTTTAATCATCTTACCCAGGAAGTCAGACATTTTCTTACCAGCTTCATCCTGATCCATCATAATCACGACAGTCTTGAAGGAGTTTATCCAATCCCTTTGAGCAAGAGCACAAGAGGTAGAAGATGAAGAAGGTACAGCGACCACAGAATAGGTTCTACCGTATTTTTCTTTGTAGGCTTGCGCGACACTGAGTGCGTCGATTTCTCCTTCACAGATGACCAGCGTAAATCCTGATGTTGATTGTTGTTGTCCGAATAGTTCGACATTTTTGAAGTCTCCATGAGTACGAAACTCTTTAGGGAGCTTACGCTCTTTGTATGCAGACAGTTCTCCATTGATAGTGTAGGGATAGAAATGTGATTGAGGTTTCCCATTGATGTCTACAGACATCTTAACATTAAAATGGTCAACCACATCTTGAGATATTCCACGACTAGTCATTGGATAGCTTCTGTATGTATTGATCTCATCTATCATCGATGAGTTTATAAGAAAATCGGTATCTTCTATAAGTTCCATTGGTTTTCTTTCGTTTAAAAACACTGTTATTCCACATGAAAAGCAGTGGCTTCTTGGGTTATCATCATTGTATACATGGTTAGCATCAGAGCTTCCACAATTTTCACAATTAGTTTTCACCAGTAATCCCTTTCGATTTTTATGTCACGATTACGATTCTTTTTTATCCGAGTCTTTGAATGCTTGGAGGCCCACTTCAAGTTCTTCTGCTTTTTCAACTCGAACCCAGAGGTATTCTCCTCCTCGTTTAACTCTGTCTCTTTGAAGGATGATTCCTTGTACCGTTTTATCATTGAACTCCTCGAATATATTTTGATAGGTATCAAGTAAAGGTTTAATTATATTATCTAGGTCAGAAGCTTTGTTAGATAAGCCAGCGTACACAATGAAGTGGACAGGATTACTTTTAAAATCCCATGTCTGATCCATTAGTATCACTGCCATATCCTCTTGAAACCTCTTGTAGTCAGCTGTCTTGTAGGTTGTCCTGCCTTTCCTGACAAACATCCTGTTGGCTGACAGTGGTTTTATTTGGAATAGGTTTTCCATCACGCCTCTCTGCTGTTCTGATAGCATGACAGTTATGGCACACCACTTCTGTTTTAAAGACTTCATTAAGAATGTCACCGATATCTTTATCGGAAGATATCATTCGAGATACATTGTGAAGTTTTTCATACTTAGGTAGATGGTCGAAGGCTAAAGCATCTGGATGTTTATCATAACCACAATCAGTACACCCTATGTCAGTCTTCAATATTCCTATGAACTGACGCTTGCTTTTTCGACTTATACTCTTCAATTTGTTTTTTAATGTCATCAAGTTCTTCCCATGATGTTAGCATTGTTAATAGACGTTTAGATATTTCAGGATCACCTGCTGCATTAGCTCTCCAAGCAGCCCTTACCCTATTCCATCTACGATGCATAGGAACTCCTTTAAGAAGCTTCTCTGCTTTCTTAGGACCAATCCCTTTAATTCCAGGTATATTGTCAGACCTGTCACCAGTTAGGCACTGTAGCATAAGCTTAAGGTCAGCAGTGTCTTCACTTACCTCTGTTAGCTCCTTCTTTACAAAGTTGTAGTGTGTTCCAGGTATTTGTAAAAGATCTTTATCAATACCAACAACTGTGTACTCTTGATCTACATCTCTGCATTCAGCTGCCCAGATAGAGACAAGATCATCTGCCTCCATATCATCAGCTTCTACAGCGTTATGTTTATCAACCATGTACTGATGACCATAGTTCAAAGCTTCTTTAACGTCTTCGTCTAACTCCTTACGTGTTGACTTGTAGTCGGAGTATATTTCTTTTCGGAAATTACCCCTTCCTTTAATTGCTACAAGAAATTTATCTGATCCACAATTTTGTTGGATCTCTTTCATAGTGTGGTCGATGCCAACACGTATGTCTTTTTTCTTCTTGGTTACACAAGCCATCCGAAAATAGATTGAGTCTGAGTCTACCAGTATTACTGCATTATCAGTGAACATCTGCGTAGCTTTCTCCTATTACATAATCACCACCATCCATACATGTTACACCGAACATCTCTGGACCAGCAGCAAAAGATTCTGTTAGAATTTCCCCAACACGTTTAGCATCGTCGGGGTGTGATTGGAATGCCATCTCATCATGATAAAACAAACGAGGTTCAGCACGTAGCTTTTCTTCACGTATTTTATTCCATGCCCACATCAGTGAAGCCTTACAGGTTACACCTTCAGCAGCTTGGAGTAAGTAGTTGAGAGTTTGATGACCAGATCCACAGAACACAGGGCGTCCATCCAGAGCAGGAAACCACCCATCACCTTGTTGGTTAGATGTTTTGCTCCAAATGTTTAGAAGTTTCTTCTTAAGTTCTTCCAAACCTTTGATACCCTTAGCGAAGTCAGCACGAGACTTACGTCCTACTTCACTGTTTGATTTGCCTGAAAGAACTTGCCCCAACTTAGCGTCACCAGCACCAAAAAGATAAGCATATAAATACCCCTTAGCGACACCCCTAGAGCATCCAAGAGCATCAGCATTTCGTTGGTGTTGATCCCCATAGCGAACCTCATTAGTGAAATCATCGTTCCCAACATAATGACAAAGACCACGTAGCTGATTACCAGCACTGTCGGCACCAACAATAACATACCCTGGGTCAGGTTTAAGCATCCCACGTATCTCTTTACCCCAAGGTGTTTCAATACCTGGGAGGTTTGCGATAACTTCGTGACGTACTCTGAAGGTAGGAGTACCAATAGTCCACATGTTACCATGAAGTCGTTTATCATCTGAGCCCTCTACTTTTTCTACCCAGCCCTCCATGAGAGAAGCTTTGTGACGCAATACATAATACTCGTCTACCATCATGCCAACTTCTCCAAGTTTAGACAATGAAGATGTTGTCAGTTTAGGTCCAGTTGTTACCCATTCTCTTCCGATTTTCTTTCGGTTGTACTCGTCTGGTTTCCATCCGATAGTTTTAAGCCAATCCTTGACCGCTTCTTGAGATCCCAGTTTAGCTTGTTCCTTAGTTGTTCGTTGGAATTTGAAATCTGGTCCTGCGAGATGGGTGTCTGTGACCGAGACTTCCGTTCCAAAATATTCAGTAAGCAGCTTGGCAGTTGTCGCATTGTATTTCCCATTCTTATTGTACTTGGGAGACTTAGGTTCTTTGTCAATGTAGACAACCTTAGTTCCCATCTGAGGCTCAATGGTGTTAGAGATCTCAGCCATACGCTGTTGCATTGTTCCTAATAGGGTCTTAGCTTCTTCCATGTCAAAGTACCAGCCCTTGACTTTGCAGAATGCATTAAACTTAGCTGTTTCATGCTCAGCCTGCATACCTAGTTTGATTTTAGGATTGTATGCAGAAACCTTCTTGTACTCTGAGAGTAACTCATTGTACACATCGACATTCACACGAACATCTTGAACACAGTAGCGTAACATTTCTCTTGAATATTCATCCCAGCCACCTTCATATGCAATCTTACTGTTTCCGAGGTGTTCACCCCAACCTGCAAGACCATGCTTGTGACCACGTTTGTACCTCAGAACTTGAGACATGACCCAAGTGTCGTGTAGTCGTTTCTCGTTCAGGGTAGTACCACATAGTTTATCCATTACTACATTGTCAAAACCAATGATGTTATGGCCCACTAGTAGGTCTGCATTCTGAAGCAGTGAAGCACCATCAGCGATAGATCCATGTAGGTTATCGTGATCAGAGAACTTATAGATCTGGTTAGTGTCTAGGTTTTGTGCAACAATCATCCACACAGTGTCTGGAGTAAGACCATTACATTCGATATCATAACATAAACGCATGTTGCGTCCTTTCTTTATTTATTTAAGTACATTTTAAGATCGTTATATCCACCAATGAAAATATCATCGTGATATACAATAGGTACAGTGTTCATCAGAGATCTCTCCATGATGTACTTACCCAATTCTGGCTGTATGTCTATAGCATACTCAGTTAACCCTTCTCCGGTTTCACGTAACAACTCTTTAGCTTTGTCACAGAAAGGACAGTTTGCTATCCCATAGATTTCATACATTAAAGTTTAACCTCACCATTCAATTGGTTGATACGCATTTCAGCATATCTAATTACTTTTTCTAAGTCAACTATTTCTGACTCAACCTGTGTCTTGCCTTCGTACATTTTATAACCTGCACGACTGGCATACTTAATGATGTTACCACGCCAGAACTCAAAGCCATTACGCATGATGTATGTAATAGGCTCAATGGACCAACGTGCATAGTGTTCAGGTTCATTCACGATGTCTGATGTATGCTCTGACAATACACTCTCCTTAAAGTCTTCACGTTCTTTTATTAGTCGATCCCATTCACTTTTTATCATTGCTTTTACCATTCTTTTTATCAAGTTCCTTAGCAGCTTTACGCTCTTCTGGTGTCATTGGTCTAATGTCTGTGAAGTCAGCTTCTAAAGGCCACTCATTGTCTGTCATTGTCTGCCTCCCAGTATAGACCAGTCTTAATGAGTGACACAAAGCCTACGTTAAAGATGGCAGCAAAGGTCTTGGGGTCACACTCTACTTGCAACGTGGCACTACCATCCTCATGCTCAGTTATCTCAGTAATCTTGACGGGTTCATTTATATACTCACTCATCTCTCAATGCCACCCATGATACAGGGAACAGGTCTTCCATCTTTAGACTGATGGCCCATGCTACCTCTTGTGTTTCTGCTTGTGTGTCAGACTTACAGCGTAGGTTGCACATATCAGAAAAAGCATCAAGGCTACCTGACCAGTACCACTCAGTCATCATCGACTGGGGCAGTACCATACGTGCTTGCTCAGGGGCTACGCCTTGGTTCAGTAATGTTTGGTAATATCTAAGTGACCACATGTTAGCCTTTGAAGATGAAGCCATTATACTTTGACTTGTTGATACAACACCATCAGAACCTTGCTTTTTATCTGCACTAC